GGTTGTTTTATTTAACGTCGAACAACCCGTCTATCTCTATACCGTAACACGACGACCATTTACGCGTCTTACGCTAGGCTCACCACAACTTGCCTTAAAGCTTTCTGTGGCCAAGGGTTCTCACCTGCAACCCGTGTCACGCTGGGTTTGCGGTCCTTAGGACAACTGCTCAATTGTTATGTCTCTATAGTATACACATTTCTTTTCCCATTAACAAACTTTAGGAAAAAGTAACACAACTGTAACATTTACATATCCAATGCCAGGTGCTATACTAGCCATGTAAAAGATTTATCTCTTATAGATAAGAAAAAAAAGGAATCCAATTTTATGGCCAAAACATCACGCTTATTTTTGAGTGAAACCCAAGAGGCATATCTTGCTTGGCTGCTAACTCCAGATGATTCTAAAGCCCCAACCACGAAGAAGGCTTGGGCTGAAATTCATGATGTGCATATTAATACTTTAGGTCTATGGGAAAAGAATAAAGTTTTTAAAGAACGCTGGGAGCTTGGCGTCAAAGGTTTGGCACAATCTCCAGAAAGAACTCAAGCACTTCTTGATGCATTATATACTAAGGGTGTATCTGGTGATGTTAAGAGTGCCGAACTGTATTTAAAGGCCACTGGCTTTATGCAGCAGGTCCAGACTGTTAATGTGAACAATGTCTCATCTGTTAAAGAGTTGTCAGATGAAGACTTGCATTCTATGATTTTGGAATTGTCGCAAAAGAAACAACCAACTATATCAATCACTAAGGTAGAAGAAGAAGACTAATGAGAGCAGTATGGGGATACTACGAGTCTAGCTCTATTCAGGGCAGGTCCAATGCCAACATGGTTCGTGCCTTTAATACTTTAAAGCGTGAACTCAACCGTCAACAAGATTCTTTGTTTATGGACCATCAACAAGAAGATGTCGTATCTGGTGGCTTTGCTAACTCTATTCAGTTCCACTATTTGTTGGTGCCAGATACCACACCAATGGCAGCAGGAGTTACAGTTTCCAATAAAGCATTGACATCAAATATTGCCACATTAACAACGCCAGTTGCCCATGGATTCGCCGTAGGACAAAGCGTTTATGTTTCTAATATTGATAATACGTTTGATGGAACGTATACAATAGCAACAGTACCAACCACAACAACATTTACTTATTCTAAAATAGCAAGTAATGTTAGCTCAGCAGCAGCGACTGGTTCTTGTGTAGTAGCCGTAGGGGCTTTTGACGCCAACCAAGGAGCAATAGGAACTGCTAGCACATACTTTGAAACAAGAAGAGATTTTTACGAACCGGGAAGAGGATTCTAATATGGCCGTTATAGTACAAGTCCGTCGTGACACAGCAGCTAACTGGACATCTGCTAACCCAATTCTTTTAGCCGGCGAAATTGGTTTTGAGTATGACACTGGTAAAGCTAAAATTGGTGACGGCACAACTAACTGGAATGGTCTTCCGTATCTTACCCAGAACACTGGCCCGACTGGCTCGACAGGCGCAACTGGCTTCACGGGCCCTACGGGCTATACGGGACCTACAGGTGCTGCATCTACTGTAACGGGACCGACTGGCTTCACTGGCTCCACAGGACCCACAGGAGCCTCAGGAAAGGCTACAATCTCTGATACTGCCCCAACTGGCCCAACGGCTGGTGACATTTGGTACAACTCTGCTAATGGTAGAAATTATATTTACTACAATGACGTAGATGGTTCACAATGGGTTGAGTTTGGTGAAGCTAACTTGGGACCAACAGGTTTGTCTGGCCCCACGGGTCCAACGGGCTTCACGGGTGCCACGGGTCCGACGGGAGCTAACTCAACTGGACCGACGGGTAATACGGGACCGACTGGCCCTACAGGCCCCACAGGCTTCACCGGTCCGACAGGTGCTACCTCAACCGTGACGGGCCCGACAGGCCCGACAGGCTTTACTGGCCCCACGGGTCCGACGGGTCCGACAGGAGCTTCAGTTCCTTATGCATTAGTTGACACTGTTTCGCCGTTCAATACAATTTACGGTTTTGAAGCAATGAATAATATTTCACCAACAGGTGCAATTGGAAACATTGCATTTGGTTATCAATCACTTAAAGCAATAACTACTGGTGATTACAATATTGCAATTGGTTACGAAGCATTAGAATCAAACACTACAGGCGCTATTAATACAGCAATAGGTTATAATTCATTAAAAAATAATAGTACTGGTTCTAACAACGTTGCAATTGGTATATCAACATTGAGTTTAAATAGTACTGGTTCAAATAACGTTGCAATTGGACTTAGTGCATTATTTGCTAATACTACTGGTACAGACAACGTAGCAATTGGAAACGCCACATTAAATGCAAATACAATTGGTGACTATAACGTTGCAATTGGTAATAGTGCACTAAGAGAGAATACCAACGGTCAATTTAATATGGCTGTAGGTCTTAACTCACTGCGTACAAATACTACTGGTGATAGAAATATTGCTATTGGTTATGAAGCATTAAGAGACAATTTAAGCGGCGATGACAACATAGCAATTGGAAATGGTGCACTTGGAGATAACACAAGCCCATCTCAAAACATAGCAATTGGTAGCAATGCCGCTAGATTAAATACTACTGGTACCAGTCTTATTGCAATTGGTAATCAAGCATTATATGAAAACACTACTGGTTTTGTTAATATTGCAATTGGTGAACAAGCTTTAAGGTACAATACCATTGGAACAAATAACTTAGCAATTGGAACCGAGGCATTAAAAATAAATGATGTCGGTATTAACAGCGTAGCAATAGGACGTGCTGCATTAGAAAACAGTACAAATGGTTTGAACGTTGCTATAGGTAATCAAGCTGGAGACCAGGTTTCAACAGGTACTAGTAATACAATTATTGGAAATAGTGCTGCTAGTTCAGGCACTAATGATTTAACCACTGGTAGTAACAATATTATTATTGGCAACAGCGCTGCAGCATCTTCTGCAACAACTTCAGGTGAAATAACATTAGGCAGTGCAAGTATTTCAACCTTTAGAATACCAGGTGTTGGCATTACGGCAAAGACAAACGAATTAAAACTTACTGGATATGTTGCAACAACTGCACCAGTTATTAAAACTGCAGATTTTACATTAGCTGATACAGAAAATTATATTATTAATAATAAATCAGGTTCAACATGCGTTGTAACGCTACCAACACCAGCAAATTATACTGGAAGAATTGTTACAATTAAAACAATTCAAGCGCAAGCAGTTGGCTCAGCATCATCAAATGTAAAACCAATCGACACAGATGTAGCAGGCAGTGCAATATTAACGGGTACTGCGGGTAAGTGGGCATCGTTAGTTTCTGATGGAACTAACTGGGTCATAATGGCAACAGGTTAAGGAGCACCTAAATGGCAATTAATTTTCCTAGCGCACCAGTAGACGGTCAAGTATTTGTTTCTGGTGATGCAAGCTGGACATATTCAACAAGCATTGGTGCTTGGAACTTAACAGCAACTGTTACCACGGGACCTACAGGTCCTATTGGAGCAACGGGAGCCACTGGCCCTACAGGCTTCACTGGCCCGACTGGCTTCACTGGCCCGACTGGCTTCACTGGCCCGACTGGCTTCACTGGCCCGACTGGCTTCACTGGCCCGACTGGCTTCACTGGCCCGACTGGCTTCACTGGCCCGACTGGCTTCACTGGCCCGACAGGCTTCACCGGTCCTACAGGCCCCACGGGCGCAACGGGTGATACAGGCCCCACGGGTGATACCGGCCCTACGGGTGCTACTGGCCCCACAGGCGCAACGGGCCCTACGGGTGCTACTGGCCCCACAGGCGCAACGGGCCCGACAGGTGCTGGTTGGCAAGTTTATCAAACAGCTGGTTATATTTATTATGCGGGTGCCACTGGCTTCAACTATGCAGCTGGTTACCTAGCTATGAATGGAACCGCACCAACTGGTGGTTCCAATATTGGAGTAGGCGCATATGCGTTGGAAGTTGTTACTACAGGTGGATATAACCATGCATTTGGCACTGAAGCTTTATCAAAACTTACAACTGGTAATAGAAATATAGCCGTAGGTTTTCGTGCACTTGGTGGCAGCGATTTCTATTCTGGTGGTGTAACTACCCAGCAACGCAACACTGCAGTTGGTCACTATGCTTTAGCAATAACTACTGCTGACCAAAACACTGCATTTGGAGCTAACGCCGGTTATTATAATACAACAGGTCAACAGAATACATTTGTTGGTTCTTTTGCTGGTTATAGCGCACTAAGTGGCAGTGGTAATGTTGCTATTGGTTATTATTCAATGAATGGCGGCTTCAATGGAGTTGGTATAATAACAGGTATTAATAATATTGCAATTGGTCTAAATTCAATGCGAAAGGTAACATCTGGTAG